GCCTTTTGTCATTGATCTATATCCAGAACGAACAAATCCATAACTTGTTGTTGTTGAACTTAAAGTTAATTTAATTTCATCGGCAATTTCTTGATTAAATTTATATTCGTTTTTTATTTTATTAACCAATTCCATATATTTTTGGATTCTTTCTGGTGTCATATCTTTTGCAATTGTAAGTCTTGAAACTTTAACTCCAAGCGCTTCTTCAATTACTTTTTTCGCAAATTCTCGACCTTCTTTTATTGTTTTTATTTTTATTTCTCCAACTTCAATTAATGGAGCTTCCGGGGCTGTTTCAACCGATGGCCTTTTTATTGTAATTTGTTGAACCCACTCATGGCGGCAAAATGGAGTTGTAACTCCAGTTTCTGGATTTGTATACCAACCGCCTTTATATTTCCAAACATCGCGATCAACCCTGGATGAAATTGCATTAATATCTTCGCGAGTAAAGATGCGATTTAATTCAAGCAATTTTTCACAAAACGCCCTTGTTTCGGTTTTAACCGGTGGCACATCGGGGCGGGTTCGATATGAGTAGCGAATTTCAAATTCCGGGGTTTCGCCATCCCCAGTTACTTTCCCTTACCGCCTGGAGTTAAAGTTATTTCTCCAATCTTATCAAATAATTGATCATGCCTTTTCATTACTTCATCATGCGGAGTATTCCATTCAATTGGAACGGTTCCCAAAACAATATAATCATCTTTGCTTTCTCCAAATTCTTCAAATATCTTTAATTCTTTATCCGAGAATGCATCATGCTTACATTTTGAAAAAGCATTTGTTGGCAATCCAACAATTTTGCGGGCTTGTGTTTCATCAATTGAAGGAAATGAAGCCAAAATTATGTTTAACGCGGCATCTTTTGTAAGGATTCCGGAATCAATTTGCGCGGCAACTTCAATTAATGAAGCAATTTGCGCTCCATTAAGTGCGGATTTTGCAACATCAACCGCAGCATCAACAACGGCGCCCGGTTTTGTTGAATCAAGAACTGCATTTGCATCGGTTTCTTCAATAAGTAACGGCATGACATCGGTTAATTTTACGCTTCCAACATAACCGCCAAGCTTTGCCATGTAATTAATCATCCATTCAATGCGTTTTTGCCTTGCGGAAACGTAAGTTGTTTTAAATATCTCAAATAAATCCGCACTTTCCGCAGCATTAAACGAACCGGTTTGAATAACTCCAAACAATGTTGGCGCGGTTACACTATGCGCAACCAATATATTTTGTTGAACAGATTGCGCGGTTACTGAATAACGCTTATCAAGATCATTTCCATTTAATTGTTGAACGCTTGGGGCTAAATCCGCGCCATCGGAAAAGGTTATAATAATTTCGCCGGCATCTTCAACGGATTGTGTACGGCCTTTGATTGAATCTGTAATCCTTCGCAATTCTTCGGATGATTCAGGGAATCCGCTTGGCATATTTATCAAGGTACCGGATTTGAATCCATTTTGCAATTCGTACATATGAAATTTGGCAATATCAACATCTGTTTGAATCGCTGTTAAACCCCCTTGATAAGTTGGCTTCGGATAAATTCCCTTTTCTTTGCGAGATTTCTTTGCCGGTTCCTTATAATAAAGAACAAATTGGCCAACCCGGTTATTTTCATCCAAGGCAGGAAACATTCTTAAGTTAGTTTTTTCCGAAGATTGTTGCATTGCGCTCCAATCATCCGAGATGTAATACATCTTTTCATCTTCGCTCATTCGAATGCGATCAACATCCAAATATTCCCACAAAGCAACGCGAGTTCCTTCCCGGTTCCAGGTGCCTTTGACACAAAAACCCCCGAACATCTCAAAATCAAAAGCCATTTGTTCGGCAATCTCATTCATATCAAATGCCGAATATTGGTTGCGGATAAATTCATCCATGTTCCCGGTTACGGTTTCAATACCATTCCCAGCAATATAAAAAGTTTTTGTTTTTATAATTCCCTGGTGCCAAGCGCTTCCATTATATAAATCTATTAAAAAATAAGGATAATCATTTTTCTTTCCCCACTTTACAAATCCAAGTTGGCGATCTTTTTCTTCTTCTGGTAGCATGAAATCTTTTCGAAAAGATAAAGATGTCATTTTGATTTTGTCGTTATTCATATATTTCAAAAGTTATTGGCGATTCATAAAAATTATTTGTTGTTGGTGCTTCAACCACTTCGGCGCGCCCGGTTTCAACAATTCCTTGCGATAATGTTGGATCCAAATTTACCGCGCTTGTTTGTTGGTAAATATTATAAACATAAGAACCGTTATAATCAAAAGTCAAATCAACGCCATCAATTAAAACAAATTCATCAAAGCGCAAAGTTGCTTGGCTTACATTCGTTAAAATGCAAAAATAAGATTTGAAGCTTTGTTCGTGTATGAACTCAAATAGATAGTTCGGCGCCGGGATTGTTGTCAATTCCGTTACTGTTACCACTATCGGGGTGCTTCCGCTTCTTTGTATTATCAACATATTTAATTAATTTTGGTTGATCTGTTTCATAAATGTAAAATATACCCAGGTTCATATATAATTCGCCTTGGCTTTCTTCAATTTTGTAAAATCTTGATGTTAATTTACTCCAACATTTTGCTCCAATATACTCTTTTTTTATTTTCATAACGTAAATATAAACAAAAAAAAAGGAAAGGAATTTATTTTCCCTTCCCTTTTATGATAAACTAAACTAAACTAATTAAATCGATGGCGATTGTTGGTTCAATAATGCCGCGTAAACTGCCGGGCTAACATCTGGAACTTCATCATTTTCCATACCATTCAAAACAATTACATGGCCTTTTCTATCTCCTTTAAGAACGCCGCTTGTGTACTCATTTGCATCCGCAACTTGTAATCCTTCGCCAAAACCAAGGGCAACAATTGTTCCATCCGCATTCTCAACCAAAGCAACAACCAAGTTTTGAGCAAGTAAGTGAATTTCACTTCTTAATTCTTTTGAATCGGATGCAATGATCATTGATAAAGATTGCTCATAAAAAAGCGTTCCGTTATCTTTGTTAACTTTAATCGGAGCTGTAAAACTCGATAAGTTTGATTTCAATTTATATCGAAATGTTTCGCCAGTTACGGTTAATGTTGTAATTTCATTCGCCGTTATATCGCTGTTTGCTAAATTGTCAAGCGGAAAAATTAGAACGGATTTGATCCCGCCTTTTCCATTTGTACAAGTACGGTCATTATATCCCGCTGTCATATCACATGCACTCATTTTCTTTTCTTTTTTTTGTTAAAGGGGAATTTTCATCCCCTTAATTATTAATTAAATTATATTGGCGAACTTGTTCCGTTCCATACTCCAACGTTATTCAAGAAAGGAACTTGAACTCCCGCTCTGAATTTTGATCTAAGATAAATTAAATCATCATCAAAAGAATACCAAAGATCGTAAGATTCAAAATCGCTTGATAAGTCTGTTCCAAATACGAAATGAGATGAACGGCCAGTATAGATATTATCTTTACCATTTAATCCGTTTACTTTAACAACTCTCATGTTTGTTCCTGGTAGTAAAATTTCATTCATTGTTCCAATAACTGAAGGATCATAATTGAATAAATTTAAATCAACTAAATTCTTTAACAAAAAGTTAAATGATTCACGACCACAAAAACAAATTAAATCTTGAGCTTCCGCAACGTTGGCCGGTGTTAATGAGAAACATTTGTAAAAAATATCATATGCATTTGTTGCATCCAATGTTGCAACCGCTGTTGGATTTAAATCAACACAACCCGCAGCTGTTGTAAGCAACTTACAAAAACCATTCATGAAAGCAAGGTTACCAGTTCCCGAAACTTTATTTCCTCGCCAAATTAATTTGTCAAGTTCAAAAGCATGAAGCTTTAATAAATAATCTGTAATTTGTGCCTCAAATGGAAGGTTCTTATCTTCAGCCATTGCGCCTGGAGTCAATGCAATTTGCGCCCAAAAACCTGCAAGGTCTTTTTGACAAAATGATTTCATATATCCAAGAGTTTCAACCGCAATATCTCTTTGCGTAAAAACCGTATTACCGGAATTTGTCATTGTGCAATCGCCAGCTTGGTAAACAATTGAATCGTTCATTAAATTTAATGCTTCCGATCCTTTTATTCCTTGTTGGATTGCGATATAACTTAATGTTTGCGCTTCCGTTACGGAACGAACAATTAAATCTTGTCTTGTTTCATCTGTGTAAGCGGTCAAACCGGATACATCATATGAGAAATTATTGCTAATATACTTTTTTAAGCTCATTTTATTTATTTTTTAGAATTTATAATTTATTATATTTTTTTAACCATTCTTGGCGCGCTGTTAAGCTACCAACTTTCGCGAATTTTTCGCTTTCATTTGTTGCATTAACTGGAGCGGATTTAAATTTTTCAAAATCGCTTTTCAATGTTGCAAACTCATTTATTAAATTTGTGTTTTGATCCGCAATAACGTACATCATTTCGCCAACCGCTTCAAAGCTTGTTGCGAATGAATTTAATTTCGCGTCAATAATCAATTCCACTTTTTCCGCACTCATTTGCTCTTCAATTGGAGCTTCTTCGGATGCTTCTTCTTCAACAACTCTTTCATCAATTATTTCTGTAATGATTCCTTGAGCATCAACAACAATTGAAAGCCCTTCAAGATCGCCGCTCAAAGCATGCGTTCCTTCAGGTGCCGGGATTGTTTCGGTTTCGGTAACTATGAAAACCGGTTGACCAACTTCAAGAGAATCAAATTCAACAATTGTGC